GGTGGAGCATATGAGTTCTTTTCTCAAGAAGCTGATAAAGAAATAGGAATACAACAAGGTCCGACTGACTGGAAAAAGGTAGGGCAAGTTGCTGCTCTTGGTGGTGCTTTTGGTGCAGTAGTTCCCGGAGCTATTGGTGGTATTAGTAATTCATTATTTCTTAGAAAACTTTATAACTTTTCAAACGAAGATAACATTTATCATCAAGCTGCTAAGTTAGCAATTGATAGTGAAAAAGTTATAGATGTTAATATGTCTGACCCGTCTACTAAGATTGTATTTTTTAAAAATCAAAAAGGTAGTAAGGGTATACAAAAGAAAGGATCACAATTAGAAATTGTACCTCTTACTCGTAGAACTTATAAACAATATATTGTTCCTCAAGCTAAAGCAGTAGGTAAAGAAAGTTTTGAAGAAGTAAATTCATTTCAAAAGTTTTTAAAATTTAATGATGTTATTGAAGATAATGCTTTTTTAGTTATTAGACATGGTAAAAATAAAGCAGGTCGTATAACTAAGCAAGTCGAACCAATGACAGAAATGAATGGTAGGCTTTCTGCTGTATCAAAAGAATACTTAGAAGAATATTTTAATGTTCCAACACGTAGACAATACTGGAAACAAGTTGGAAGTTTTAGAGACAAAGATGCTATAACCCACACACAGATTGATGATCAAAGTGTAGAAGGTTTACTCTATGCTAGACAAGCTGGTATATCTGAAAAAGAAATAGCAGAACGTGCAGCTAAATATGGTATTGATATTGAAGATGTAGATGCAGCAGGATACAAACAGTTTAAAGAAATGGTTCAAGACAATGCTAATCTTGATGCTACTGATGTTAAACTTACACTGTTACATAAACTTATTTCACAGACAGTTGGTAAAGCAACAACAAAATATTTAAAATTAGCTGAGAACAACGATGCTTTAGTAGAGTATTTAGAAAGTTTAGTGCCCGGAGCTACAAATAAATTATTTAAAAGAAGAAAAACTGGAGTTAATGAGTTTACTTATGGTGAAAACAAAGGTAACTCAGATGGTTTTTATTTAACTAATTTAGAAATAGCATTAAACAGATCAGGTAAAACTGGTATTCATGCTATGATTACTCCTGAAGAAAACGATCAACTACTAGCTTTAATGATGTCTGGTGGTAAAGTTAAAACTTATGGTGGTAAGAAAATTTCTGAAACAGCTAAAACAGCTTATTTTGGTGATGGTAAAAATATAATGGGAATTAAAAAGTTACTTCAACATGCTTTTGATGAAGGAGATGAATCAGGTTTATTTGCTTTTACAGGACAAGTTAAAAATTATTTCCCACAAAAACTACAGCATTCTAAAATTGAAGCTGATAGATTAGGTTTTGAAGATACAATAATTAGAGCTGGACATGCAGACCCTATTAATGACGTAGTACCTACTAAATTTTTTAATAGTAAGGGAGAGTTAATAGATGGGTTTGATCTTAAATCTATGCCAAAAGATAAAGAGATTTGGGGTAGAGATTTTTTAGCAGAAGCTGGTGAAAATTTAGATAAAGCTAGAGAGCTAAAAGCTGCAGCTATTGTTGATGATATGCTTGAAAGAAGGTGGACTCCTTATACAGACAATGCGTTACAAGGTATTCCTGATATTATTAAAGGTGGTCATAGTTTTATGAAACATCGAGTCTTTGATAAAGTTCCTCATATTGAAATGTTACCTTATATTGAAACAGATGTAGCCAAAGTTTTACAAGATTATTTTGTAAACTTTAGCCAAGCAAATGTAAGAACTAAAATGTATGGTAAAAATGTACCTGCTATGTATAAGGATGGTGGTATATTTAGACGTATTGAAGATGAGTTTTTAGCTAAAGGTGGGGATAGAACTCAAGTTAGACAAGTTATGGATAAACTTGAAGAAATGCATAAACTTGTAACTGGGTTAGATCATAATACTATTCAAAACAATACAGTTAGAACTCTTTCAGATTGGGGTAAATTATCACAGCAAATGGCTCATTTACCGTTAGCTACTCTTTCAAGTTTAACAGAACCATTATTACTTCTTAGTAGAGCTAGAGCTGGGGATGTTGGTAATGTTGCTTATGACATTGGACATGCCATGAAAAAACAAACTATCCGTACTTTTGATAGAATGGCTCAACAAAGTAAAAGAGTTAAAGGAGAAACCACTAGAGGGTTAAAAGAATTTGATGATGAAGAGTGGGTAGAAATTTATAAAACTGGATTAGCTTTAGAACAAGCTACAATGGATAGGATTGAAGGCTTAACAGGTGAAGCACTAAGTAGTGGATTAGCTAAAAATCTTCAGAATGCTTTTTTTAAAACAAACTTATTAACTCAATGGACTTCAGCAGTTCAACTAGCAGCTTTTACTACAGGTAAAAGATTAATTAAACAAAATGCAGAATCTCTTTACTTACATAATGCAGGTATTAAAAAACTTGGTAAGAAAAAAGTTCAATATTTAAGTGATCAACTAGAAGAACTTGGAATACCATTAGATCAAGCTAATAATTGGTATAAAAAATATTTAAGTAAAGATGGTGTTTTTGATGTTGCTTCTGCTAACAAAGATATTTTTTATAAACAAAGACTTGTTAGAGGAGCTAATAGATTTACAAGAGAAATTATTTTAAATCCTAGCACATCATCAGCTAATAGACCTTTATGGTTTTCACATCCAGCAGGACAATTGCTTATGCAGTTTGCTGGGTATCCTACAGTTTTTAATAACACAGTTTTAAAAAGGTTTGTAAACGAAGCTGCAGTATATCCACTACAAACTACACCTAAAATTTTAGCAACTACTATGCTTATGACTAGTGTTGCAATGATGGGTAATTATATTAGAAGTGGTGGTCGTAATTTTGAAGATCAAGAACCTGCAGAATTAATTACTCGTTCAATTAGAAGGTGGGGTGGTTTTGGAGCTTTAGAATACTTTGATAAAACTTCTACAAACTTAGAGTTAGGAAGTGGTCAACTAGGTTCTATTTTAAAAGCTGGTGGTCCTTTAATGGGAGATGCTATTGATGCTTTGATTTATCGAAAAGGTATTACTGAATTTGCAACAACAAATATTCCCGGCTACTCAGCTTTACCTAAAGAAACTAGAGACTATTTAAAAAAGATTGGTAGAGATAGAGATAAAGCTTTAGTAGAATTTTTATTAAGTGTAATGGGTGGTGAAGAAAAAGCATCTTTTGCAAGAGGTGGTATTGTAGATGTACCTAACGCTAAAGATGAACCTGATGAAATGATTAACAAACTTACAGGGTTACCTTACAACGCTACATCTACTAGTGTCCAAGACATTGAAGACAGAGAACGTAGAGCTAGTGGTAGTGAGGGTGCTGAGTCTGTACGTGGTCCATTATCAAGATTATCAGATACATTTAAAAGTAAAATACCACTGCATGTAAGAGTTTACATGGATAAAGTTATTTTTAAAAACAAAGCAGATATCACAGAAAAAGATTTTACAGAAGCTGAATATAAAAATCTTATTAATTTTATTAGACCTTCAGTTCAAAAAGATATAAGGTCATTAAAAATTAATGAAAACAATAAATTTGTAAATAAAATTCATAGTGTCTTTGGAGGTGAAAATCCAATGTTATATTTTCATAATGCAACTCCCGGTCCTATGGAAAATTATATACCTTTTGATAAAGATTTAAATGCAGGATCGTTATATTATACGTTTGGAGATGCTTCTTATGAATTAAGTGCAGAACCTTATGAAAAGGCTACATTAAAAGTAAAAGATTTATATGATTTTAATTTTAGGTATGCTGGTAGTGCTGACGGTACGTTAGAAGAAGGAGAAGGTCCGGGTTTTAATAAAGAAAACATTAAAAAATATGCACAACTTCTTATTTCTGAAAGTGTTGGTAGAGATAAATTTAAAAATAGAGACGATTATTATGCTCTAATGGGTGTTGCTGAAAGATATGGAGCTATGACTATTCCAGATAAACAAGCTGCTGCAGAATTAAATAAAGAATACAACCCAATTAAAACTAATGTAACAATTCCAGTTTCTAAAATTTTTAGTGCTAATGAGTGGTCTAATATATTACAAGGTAAAACCTCTGATGAAGAAATTGGTTATGAAGGTTCTAAACTTTATCCTAAAAGAAAAGGTTTTGAAAGTGGTGGTGGTGTAAGTAAAATTATGCAAAGATTAATTGAAAGAGGTGGTAAAGCAATGGGTGTTGGTTCTTCTGAACAAAGAGCTAATGAAAAACAAGCAGCAGCTATTGTTAATCAAATGGTAGCTGATGGTACAATTCCAAAGTATGAATATGTTGAGGTTGATGATTTTGGTTTTCGATCTGGAAAAACAGGAGATGCTTTTGAAGCTGTAAATCATGGGTTGTTAAGTGCTACTTATGGAGACTCTATATTCAGAAGAGGAGCTTTACAACTTAAAGAAGTTGGACAAGGTTTTAGTAGACCTTTAGATTCTAAACGTGACTCTTATAATAATAGAGTAGGTTTTAAAATAAGAGAAACTGCTAAAACACCTGAAGAAATTACAAGAGAAATTAATAATAGAATTATAAGATCATATGAAAAGATGGCTAGTGGAGAAGCTTTAATACCCGGTGAAGATTTCTTTTTAAACCCTAACGAGATGGAACTATGAACATAGACTTATGCAAAGCTGAAATCAAGCGACACGAAGGCGAAGTCCTAGAGATTTATAACGACAGTTTAGGATATAAGACTCTAGGAGTTGGTCATCTATGTCAGCCTAATGAGCTTGAATATGATTGGGAAGTTGGTACTTCTGTTATACAAGCAGTTGTAGATAGATACTTTACCATAGACTTTGATAAGCATTATGCAGAAGCTATACATGTATTTGGAGATAAGGAAGCTTTTTATAAATTACCTGAAAAGATACAGCATGTGTTAGTCAACATGTGTTTTAACTTAGGTGGTACAAGACTTTCAAAGTTTCGTAACATGTTGAAAGCTTGTAGAGAACATGACTGGGATAAAATGGCTAAAGAGATGCAAGACAGTCGTTGGTTTACTCAAGTAGGTAGACGTAGCATTGAACTACAACAAATTGTATTAGATCAATAATGTTATTATACACAGAGAAACAGTTAGATAAAGCTTACAGAATAGATTGTAAAGCTCGTACAAAATGTAACGAAGCTTGGGTTCAACGTGAAGACTTTAGACCTTTATACGAAGACTTACTTGAGTCTTATATGATTGCTTATAGTGAAGATAATATACTAGGTGCAGACATACCTCAATATTTAATAGACTCTGTAAACGATTTACTTGAATCAACACTCACACTAGGAGATTAAAATGAAAAAATTAAAAAGTATATTAGGTACTCTAGCCCCAACTCTTGGTGCTGCACTTGGTGGTCCAATAGGAGGACAA